GTAAAAATAGCTACTAATGAACATACGAAACCCAAAGAACGAGTTACTTGCTATATTGATTACGATGGTTTTAATATTCATTTCAATAATATACATATTGTCGATACTTTTTTAAGTGCGTTACTTTTCGTATATTTGCATCAAACTTTGCCAATGAGTTACCTAATCTTACAAGACTACAAGAAACTGATTCAATCGGATAACCTATCTCAGATAATAGGTGCTGATTATTCTTTAGTAACTCAGATGCAACTCGCAGCACAAGCAGAGGTAGTTAGTTACTTACGACAAAAGTATCTAACATCGGCAGAGTTTACCGATACGGCTATCTACAACTACAACTTAACATATTACGCAAAGAATAGAGTATACCTTGACGCACCTGCATTCAGTACAACATCAACCTATACACTTCATTCGCTTACTTTATACTTGGGCAATGTTTACAAGAACACAATAGCCATCACGGTTGCAGGTGCTTGGAATCCTGCTAAATGGCAGTTACTTGGCGCACAATACGATATATTCTATGTTAGTCTACCAAACCCTGAATGGGATTATTACGCAACTTATCAAGTAGGTGACCAAGTATGGTATGCGGATAATACATACACTTGTGTTGTCGCTAACTTATCGGTTAAACCAAATGAGCATCCTGAGTTTTGGGGTTCTGGTACATCATATCTTGTATATGGTAACGAGTTGTTAGTTGTCGGTGGTTACTTCATTAAAGCGGATAACCGCAATCAACAAATGGTTAATATGATGATAGATGTAACATTATTCCATCTTCATTCACGCATTGCACCACGAAACATTCCAGACCTTAGAGTTAAGCGTTATGATGATGTGATTGCTTGGTTGAAGAATTGCAGTAAAGGTACTGACATCACCGCAGACTTACCATTGATACAACCGAAGTCAGGTCAACGAATACGATATGGTTCACGATTGGTCAAACAAAACAACAACTACTAATGGGTATAATCAGCAACATAAAGAACGTACTATCTCCAACACCTAAGATAGTTCAATCGGCTAAAACACCGATAGTACCTATTCAGTTACTTCGTATCCGTCAAGATGTAACAACAAGAGCAGCAGCTATCAACGAGGCAGAACGAGCCTATTATCCATTCCGTGTGAAGATGCAACAGATGTATGTTAACACAAGAGAGAACGGATTTATAAAAGCGTGTGTTGAACGTAGAAAAGATTTGACACTACTTCGCAAATGGGAGTTTAGAACCGCATCAGGTGAGATAGACCAACAACTAACCGACTTACTTTGCCATACTATAAACGGCAAGACGCAACTCAAGACTTGGTTCACTACCTACTTATCGATATGTATGGACGCTTTGTTTTTCGGTTATTCAGTTGTTCACTTGGATGATATCATTGATGGTGAATTTCCATATATCAACACCATCAAGCGTGAAAACGTATCACCTGACCGCATCACTATCGGCTCGTTTGCTTATATGACGAGTGGATGTAAGATACAAGAGGAAGAAGAGTTTAAAGATTGGTATGTGTTTGTTGGTACACCTAACGAAACAGGCGCATCACGTTGCGGATATGGATTGTTTTGGGAGTTATCTATCTACGAAATATTTATGCGCAACCTACTTGGGTTTAATGGTGATTTCGTTGAGTTGTTCTCGCAACCATTTAGAGTCGGTAAGACTAACAAGACTAACGAAGCCGAACGACAAGAGTTTGCAAATACGTTAGCGCAGATGGGTTCATCAGGTTGGGCGGTATTGGATGACATCGGTGATAGTATCGAGTTCATCGAGACATCACTTGGTGGAAGTGGATATAAGGGTTATGATAACTTTGAGGCAAGACTTGAGGCTAAAGTATCGCAGATAATACTTGGTCACGCTGATGCTATCAAGTCAATCGCAGGTAAGTTAGGAAATAGTGGTGAAGAATCTCCTGCACAACAAGCACTCAAAGACAAGCAAACTAAAGACGCATCGTTTGTCTTACCATTAGTAAACAAGCAACTATTCGACCGCCTAAGAGCATTAGGTTTCAACATTGCTGAGGGTTCAGTAGCGTGTATGATGAATGATAGTGAAGAGGTTGATAACGCTAATACTATCGCAGACTTAAGCGTAAAGATTAAGCAAGGTGGATTACAGATGGATGGGAAATACTTCACCGAGAAGACTGGCATACCATTGGCAGAGATAGTTGTACCGACACCGAATGCACCTACGTTTCCTGCAAAGATTCAAAATAAGTTAAACCAAATGTATTCTAAACATAGCCATTAATGGAGTATAGTAATAGTCAAATAGAGAAGTTAATCAAAGGCATTGAGGACGGTAGTATTACCGAACTTGATTTGCCTTTAGATTACTATCAAGCATTGACTAAGTACTTAGAGAAGGCAGTCTTGGAAGGATTTGGTGTAGGCTTTGATGCTATTGCTACCGACCCATTCTTGCAAGAGTTAGTTACGAATGTTTATATGTTTAGTGCAGCTAAGACATATAATAGTGTTAAAGCTATGAGTGCTGATTTAGTGGATGAAAACGGCAAGGTAAGAACTTACAAAGAGTTTTACGATAAAGCAAGAGAGACCTATGATACTTATAATCTAAGGTACTTACCAACCGAATACAACACGGCAATAGCACAAGCAGATAGCGCATCGAAGTGGCAACGAATAGAGCAAGAGAAAGATGTGTTACCAATACTTGAGTATTCAGCCATTGGTGATGCTTGTGATATATGTCAACCATTAGATGGAATGACCGCACCTGTTGATGACCCAATATGGGATAGCGTTGCACCTACCAACCACTTCAACTGCAAGTGTATAGTCTTGCAACACGATGAGAACAAACCACTAACCGAATCACCAGAAGATATTGTTGGTCCTGTGGTCGAACAGATGAGTGCGAAAGGACAAGATATATTCATCAACAACGTAGGCAAGACGGGTGAAATATTCACCGCAGACCATCCCTACTTCGATGCACCTGCGGAACTTGGGCAAGATAACTTTGGATTACCTTTACCTAACTTTGAAGAAGAATAAATGAGTACAATAATACACAAAGGCTACAAAGCCAATATGACAATCGATATGATACAAGCGTGTCTTGACTTTTGGAAGGTGCGTAACCGACCTGTCGAAGAGATAATGCTTAGAGCAGATAAGTGGGCAGAGTTTAAAAGAGGAATGCTTGAACGCAAACCTGAATGGGAAGCTGACCTTGAACACTTTAAAGAAGTATCGTTCAAAAACGTAACTATCAAGAAAGGTAGTGAATTTATGGACAAAGCATTAATGGAAAAATTGAAAGTATTAGTTTATGATGATGAACATATTGAGATGGTAAAACAACAACAAGACACAGACTTAGGATAATGGGGATAATGCACCGATTCAACTTACAGCAAGTAAAAGCAAACTTAGAAAGAACTAAGCGTGAGTTACCTATGAAGTTATCTGCACAAGCAGAGAATCATTTTGCCGAATCGTTTACCAAAGGTGGACTTGACGAGTATAAATGGAAGGAAGTCAATCGTAGAATAGATGGTACTAAGGAATACAAGTACAAGCCAAAGGGTAACAACATAAGCCCAAGTGCTTGGCATAGCAATCCAATTTTGGTTGGAGAAGGTAGGCTAAGAGCAAAGGTAGCAAATTCAGCAGTTGAACGTACTTGGCAACGTATTAGGTTAGTAGTTAGCGGACTTGATTACGCAGCTATACACAACGAAGGCGGTCAAGCAGGTCGCAATCACGCATCGACTATTCCTGCAAGACCATTTATGAAACAAACATCAACATTAACAAGTATGCAAACGGAATTGATTCGTGAGTATATGGACAAAATTTGGAACACTTAACACAACAACAATGGCAAGAACAGTTCAGCAGTGCAATGATTATTTAGTAACGCAGTTAGTAACGCAACTCGGTAGTATCGGCATAACTATCAATCCAAACACTTGGTCAGCAAGGAATCTATTAAGGGCGATATGCTATACGTTTGCGGTTGCTCAGTCACTTGCCGAGCAGTTGCAAGACATCCAAATCGCAAAGATGCAAGACATATTAGAGAAGTCAGCGTCAGGGAGTGCGAAGTGGATACAAGATGCCGTGTTTAGATTCCAATACTCATCCGCAACACCTCAATACTTGACCAACGTGGGTGGTGTTGTTCAATACCCAATCATCAACGAATCATTGCGTATCGTAACGGCTTGTTCGGTCGGTACTAACTTTGCTAATCAAGTATTAGTCAAGGTGGCTAAAGGTTCACCACTTGTTTCATTGACATCACCCGAAGTGACCGCATTACAAAGCTATGTGTTACTAAAAGGAACGGCAGGTATATCATACGTTGTATCTTCATCTGCATCTGATAAGATTCGTATCGAAGGAAGTATTTACTATCAAGGGATTTACGCTTCGGTTATTAATACCAATGTCATTACTGCATTGAACACATACCTTGCAAACTTATCCAAGACAAACTTTGGTGGTGATATTAAAGTATCAGATTTGGAGACACTTATCCGTCAAATAGAAGGTGTGAATGATGTTGTATTTGAACGAGTATCGTGCCGATTGGATAGTGCAGCAGTACTCGCTGGTGTTGATTTAGTTTTGGGAGGTGATTGGATATTAAGAAAGTATACATCAGGTGCAGGATATTTGGTTCAAGAAACTACGGCAGGTCATACCTTTACAGATACACTAACTTTTATAGCTGAATAATGGCACAACTATTTAACATCGATATAAACAAACTTATATCGGATTTGCTTCCGATTAATAAGCGCACTACTTATATCAAGACACTTACATCTGGTTTATTATCAGCGTTCAATCGTATGTATCAAATCTTCTATAAGTCAATGATAGGAGATGCAACGGCAACTACTTGGAGTGCAGGTACTTACACATCAGGTGCGCACGTCAAGTATAAAGATGGTTCGGTTTACGAATGTATGGTATCATCAACAACGGCAGAACCAACCGCATCAACCGATTGGTTGCGCATATTGGATAGCTTCATTGGTTCGGATGAAAGTCAGAACTTCAACGCTACTAAGTTAGAGTTAGAATACGCATTGAATAAACGATTCGGCACTACATACGTCAATCCTCCAAATAATAGTCCTATCTACATATCAAACATCACACCGCCTGTTATCGTATTTCGTGTGGGTGGTATTGAATCAATATCATCATCATCATACAACAACGGAAGTGATTCTTTCGTGATAAACGATTATAGCTTTCCACTACCTGCTAACTTTACTATCAACATACAAACATCAGTATACAACGCATTAGGCACAACGAAAGAACAGATAGTGCGAAAATTTGTTGATAGATATGTCGCAATCGGACTTACTTACACAATAACAACATACCCTTAAAAAAATGAAAAACCTCTTAACAAACTCAATTACAACATCAGTTGGATTTCCTGTCAAATCAGGAACACTTGACTTCTTACAAACCGCATCAAGCGAGATGCTAATTCCCATAGCACGTTCGATTGTTGGCAAAAATTATTCAACATCTACACCCTATGCGTTATATGGATGTAATAACTTAGGCTCAGGAAGTACATACGATATACAAGCAGGTATTATCTTATGGAATGGCGCATTATATCTTTGTGGTGGTGGTTATATTGCATCATTACCAGCAGGTACTACCGTATATTTAACAAAGAATACAAGTTATGTGACAAGTTCGATTGCTGACCCTGTTACTTTCACCGATGGTGTTTCAAGAAGTGTTCATCAAGATACTACAATGGTTGTAGGTTATAACGCAATTGCACCATCACCGACTGTAGGATTTGCTTATTCGTCATTAGTCCTTGTTTCAGAAATGCCTTATATTTCTGTAGCTTCTTATGGTTCAGATGTTGCATCAGGTACTGCTAAATATAAAATAAATAGAGATGGATTAATCTCGTTATCTGGAAGAGTAATTTTAGATGCAAGTACAACATATTTTGCAACATTATTTACATTACCTGTAGGATATAGACCTACAAATGATTTATGGTTACCTATTTTTTGTATAACTTCAGGTGGCAGTATGTTAATTGCATCATTACAAATAGATACAGGAGGTCTTGTGCTATTGACAAATACATCAGGAGTTGGTAGTAATTTAAATTCAATGATTTGTTATTTAAATGGAGTATCATTCTACAACAACTAATCCCATACCCAATGCAAGAACCAAAGAAGTCAACATCACTTGAAAGAAAAGTGGAAGCATATCCAAATCCGAAGTATCATACGTTGGTGGTGAACTATGCCAAAGACCAAGAAGTAAGTCGGTCGGAAGTGGTTGGTGATGCCTTGCGATTATACTTTGATTCAATGCCGAAAGATAAGATTGAACGGCTATTAAAGTCATAAAAAAGATTTGTAATGTACAAGCCTTCCATACGTTGGGAGGCTTTGTATTTTTGCACCTATGGAGATGGAATTTGAATATTGCATTGATGCTACCGCAGACGAACCAATAATGTTGGTCAATCGTCAAATCGGTGCATCTTACACCGAAGAAGGTGAATGGGATGAACTTCCATACATCGATGGTGCTAAATTCCAAGAAGAGTTATTATGCCTTGATATGATGGGCAAAAAAAGAATCCAAGTTTGGATTAACTCCGAAGGCGGTAGTGTTTTGCAAGGGATGAATATGTTCAACGCAATCATCAAAAGCCGTACTCCTGTTGATACTTACAACGTAGGTGTCGCTGCATCCATATCAGGTGCAATCTTTATGGCAGGACGCAAACGTATTATGTCCGACTATGCTCAGTTTATGATGCACCCTGTAAGCGGTGGTGATAGCAAGTCAATGGATGCGTTCAGAACATCAATCGCTACTATGTTATCCGCAAAGTGTGGAATTGAGATTGATACAATTATGTCCTTTATGGATGTCACTACTTGGATGGATGCCAACAAATGCAAAGACTTAGGTATATCAACAGATACTGAATTTACAAGTTCTTTAAACAAGAAATTTGTACCAAATGCAACTTCCGAAATTATGCCGTATGCCGATAAACTAATCAATAAATTAATCACTAAAACTAAACCAAAAATGACAGAAGTCACGAATAAGTTGAACCTTAACGCAGATGCTAACGAAGCATCAATCGTAGAGGCTATCAACAAGTTGCAAGAAGCAACAAATGTCGCTAATGCTGCAACTGAAACGGCAAACAATGCTCGTATCGCAGCAGAAGAAAGAATCGCTTCATTAGAAGCAGAATTAACACAAGCTAAAGCAGAATTGGAAGCATCGAAAGAAGCTACATTGGATGCAGAAGCTACCGCATCAGCTACTGAGTTGGTAAACACATTTAAAGCTCGTATCGGTAACAAAGCCGAGACATTAGCTAAATGGGTTAACCTTGCTAAGTTAGATATGGAAGGAACTAAGTCAATCTTAGAAGACTTACCATTGAACGTAGCATCACCTAAAGCTAACGCTGAACCTGAATATCAACAAGCGACTGCCGCTTCTATTATGGCTAACATAACCGCTAAAAATCAAGTTAAAAACTAAACCCTAACATACAATTCTAAAATGAAACAAACACAAAAATTCGCACTATCACTTGTACTTATTGCCCTCGTTAGTACAACTCTGTCAATGGCAGTAGGTGCATCACCTTTAATGGTTGCAGGGGTATTATTTGCTATTGGAGCAGTTATCGGTGCAGCTAAAGCATTCGGTGCAACTATTCCTAATTTAACTCCATCAGGTTCTTTGAAAGGAGACGGATTCACTATCTCTGATACAACCTACGCAGGTGAAGCAGCAGGTCAGTTTATTGTCCGTGCCATCACTGGTAACGAGACAGTTCAAGGTGGTCACGTTTATGTAAAAGATGGTATCAAAAAGAAATTCACTATTCCACGTTGGGATGCTGATTATGAAGATTTGATTCAAGATCGTATGGCTACACCTGTAAGCAAAGGTGAGCAAGTTATTAGTTCTCGTACATTAACTCCTGCCGATTATATGATCTATATGGAGTTCAATCCTCGTGACTTTGAAGACCATTGGTATGCTCAACAATTGAATCCTACTTTAATCGACCGCACATTACCTGCATCAGTTGAATCAGTAGTTATTCAACAAGTATTGAAGCGTCACGATAGATACGTTAACAAGATTATTTGGGGTGGTGATACAACTACAACAGGTATTTACAAATATTTTGACGGATTCGTTAAGAAAGCAACTGATGATGCTAATACATTGGATTTAGGTGGTACTACAATTCAAACTGGCACTAATCTTACTTCTGGTATCATAGTTCAAATTACTCGTATTTATGACTTAATTCCTGCGGCTTTGAAGTATGACCCATCAATGAAGTTGTTCTTGTCTTATGACTTGTATGATGCTTATGCTAAGGCTCTTATCGCACAAACTCAAAAAGGTAATGATTATGAATCAATGCAATTGAATATCAAGTACAGAGGTTTGACAGTAGTTCGTATAGCTGATTTTCCTGCTGACAAGATGATGTTCGCTAAAGGTAGCGCAGGAATGGATTCTAACTTGTGGGTTGGTATGAACTCGGTTGAAGATGCTAAGTTGGAAATGAACAAAGTACAAAATAACTCTGAATTGTTCTACGTTAAAATGCTTTGCAAATTAGATGTTCAATTTGGATACACTCAAGAAGTTGTAAACTACGTTTAATATGAGTTACACTAAAGAACAAATTCTCTCAATAATCAAAGATGAAGTCTCTCGCAATAGCCATATCTCTACGATATGGCTATCCGAAGACGGATTAGACTTCACTTGGAATACGAATCAGAATAACTATCCAACATCATTCTCAAGGGAAGAGATTCTAAATCCCGAATCAACAAAAAAAGAAGTTAAAACAAACACAAAAAATAAATAATAAAATGAAGAAAATAATTCTTTTTGCTGCATTAGGAATATTTGCAGCTTGTAATGTGAAAGCACAAACAACAACTCCAAGATTTGGAACTACAAAAAACACAGAACAAACATACCGAAAAATGAATTTGGGTTATGTAAGCGTAACAGATGCTGCTGGTTTAGATTCTTTCAGAGTAAATACTAATAGCTTTCGCACTATCTATAAGGTAGCGTTGGTTGATAGTTTACTATTTGCAAGTCCAACTATCACAAATGCTTATTTCGGTGATGAATTAACATTTGTTATTAGCGGTACTTCAGGTAATAAATTTAAGTTTTCGACTGTTACTACAAACTTTCAAGGTGCAGGTACTGCTACATTATCAAGCGGTTTAAATGCAGTTCTAACTTTCGTATTCAACGGAACGAAATGGATAGAAAAAAGTCGTGTAGTACAATAGTCGTTAACCTTTAAACCACAACAACAATGGCACAGCCAAATATAACCTTCATAGAAGGTAGCGGTGGATTAGGTCGACCACTTGAAAGTAAAGACCACATAAGCGGATACGCAGTATTCTCTTCGACTTATGCAACAGTATTGCCATCAGGATTCACTACAACGGCAAGAGTGAAAGCCTTGTATAGTGCTGATGATGCAGTTGCAGCAGGTATTGTTAAAGATTATTCAGATGGTAATTCAGCATCGGGTTCTTATGCAGTTACCGCCGTTGGTTCAGATGGTAATACGGTTGAATTGAAGGTGGCAGATTTAAATCCATTGACAGGTGCAAGTCGTACTATATCATTGGGTGTATATACAAAAGTAGCAGGTGATACAACAACTACTTTAGTTGCAACGGCTATTAAGAACATTATCAACTCAGGTACTGCGACTCACGGATATACTGCAACATCATCAACGGCAACAGTTACTATTGTAGCACCTAAATCAATGGGTTCATTCTTGAACTCAGGCACTCCGATAACTGCGACTTATGTAACAACAGGAACTGCAATAGCAGGTACTATTACTCAGTTCACAGGCGGTGTAAGTTCACAATTGGCTATTCACTATTATCATATTAGCGAGTTCTTCCGTATGCAACCGAAAGGTATCTTGTATGTTGGTTTGTACAACACATCAACAACGTATACCGAGATTACTGATATGCAAACTTATGCAACAGGTTCAATGCGTCAAGTAGCCGTGTTTAAAGATGGTACTTGGGCGAGTGGTGATATTACAACACTTAACGCAATAGCAGTCACTAACAAAACTAACTACAAGCCGTTAAGCATCTTGTATGCAGGTAACTTGGTAGCTACTGCCGACATCACAACTGTAACTGATTTCTCTACTGCAACAACTAATCTTGTTACATCGGTTATATCTCAAGATCAAGGTGGTAAGGGTAACTTCTTATTTGAATCATCATTGACAGGTGGTAACAAGAAATCAATCACAAACATCGGTACTGCGTTAGGTACTATCGCACTTGCTAAG